GTCCCAATTTCTATGATCTGGGCAGAATCATCTTCGGTAAAAAGCCTTTTATCTGCAACGTTAACTGCAAGTTCGCCCTGGACCAAATCTGAGGCCGTGGGGACAGCAGAAGCTGTTGCGCTATTTTTCGTAATTATTACGGTCATGTCGCAAACTCCTAAAGTTTAAAAAAACAAAGGGGGGATTTCTCCCCCCAAGGTTTATTAGGCGTTTACGATAATGTTGAAGATGTTGGCATCACGGTAAGCCTTCGTTCCAAAAACAACATCGCTTGTTACTAGGTCAGAAAGCCACTCTTGCTTATATTGAGTTTGCGTTCTGATGTCACGCTGCATAGAAAGGATAATGTCATCTTTGTGCATCAACATTGCTGCCTTCAACTCACCACCGGCTGAATTTTCAGAAGCAGTTTCTGTGACATGGGTGTTAGTAGTGACATACAAAGGAATGCCATAAATTTCACCAATCTTAGCATTGTCAACTGCGCGTCCTGATACAAAATCAGACGATACATAACGATCAATACCAAGCATTGTTGACTTCATGCTAGGAGGCATAATTAAAGCACGATTATCATAAGGAACGTCCAGATCATCTTGCTTCTGAATCATTGCCCGAATGAATACGTCGTTAACGACATCTGCTGTTGTTACAGTATCAACTGCGTAAGCAGTTATGCCATTCGTTGCATCGTTGAAGAACGAATTGGAATTGACCCAAGAAGTGCCATCACCGTCACCGGCAAATTTACCTTCGTGTAAAAGCCTTGAGTCAACTTTCTTACTTAGCTGATAACCAGCGTCTTCTGTGTAGAAAGAGCGTTGACTATCTAACGCTTGCATCTCTGCAAGATCACTTACTAAACGTGAATACTCAAAATGCTGGTCAATGTTGATGCTGATTTGTGAAGCAGTATCATTCTGAATTGTCACTGCTGTGCCTTCTGCGAATGCAGAAGCCGAACCCCTAGTCACGCCAGGAACCCTAATTACGTCACCTTTCTTGCCTATCATTGACATTGCTTTGCAAAGTCCAGCAACTACAATACGGCATTCGTATGCAGCACGAACCTCATTACTAAAAATTTCTGGTATAAAATTCGCCAGGGTTGTTGTGTTACTAGCACCGCCTTGGGCGGGATAAGTTGAAGTAGCCATTGCATTAAATCCTTAAAATAAAGTTAAGAGTTAATGACCCTTCCCTCCTGATAAGCCTTCATTATTTCAGGCATTAAATCAGAATATCGTTTAGGGTCTTTGATCATCATTTCACGGAGATCGCTTGACCTTACTTTCTTTCCCCTTGCAACTTCTGAGCTACCCGAAACATTGCCACTGGATGCAGCCTTGACGGACTCTTTCCTGGTTTTCACCGGTTCAGTTTGAACTTCAGTTTGACTAGATTCTTTAAATCCTTGAAGCAAATCATTTGCAATTTCAAGATCAAAACTTTGATCCATAATCTTAAATGATGCGCGTCTTGTGGGACTCGCAGAAATCCAATCTGTAAAATCTTTACTACCCAAAACGTTTAAGTAATCAGGGTGACTGGCTTCTAAAGACCGTTTTATTTCAGCCATTTTTAACCTGTCCAGTTCAGCTTTCACATTCTTAAGTTCTGGGTTATCAACAATACTTTTGCTGATAGCACCAGCAGGGTCGGAAAAATAATCAAGTTCCTCCTTCGGCTGCTCAGGCTGACTTTTGGCCAATTGCCCTTGGATGAATTTATCTGCTGATTTGAGTGCTGCAATTTCGGCCCTGGTTTCACCTACTTCTGCTGACTGCCGGCCAATAAATTCTTTCTGATCGGCAATCATTTTTTCCAGTTCTTCCCTAGACTTTGCTGCGTACTCACTTTCAACTTTGGGCTGTTCAGGTTCAGAATTTAAACCCTGTTCCAATTCAACCGCACCATCATCTTCAGATTGACTTTTTTCGTTAAGTAACTGTGCTGCCATAACTCCCTCTTCAAGACCTTAATAGGCTACCTTGGTTTAAGACGGGCCGTGGGACTTGGCTTGCCGTCTTTCTTCTTTAATTTTCATTTGACGATTCAATGCCCATCTCCTGGTTGCTGAAGGATAATCTCCAGAAATCGGATCAAGCACCGGACCACCGTATGACACACAACGCATTGCTTTAGCCTCACAAATATCGCAAGGCAAATCACGGACATCAGTTTCAACGAAGGCTTCAAATGTGTGCCCCTGGGGACACCTAAAATCAAACAACCGCTTCATCTTCTATTTCCATGTTTTCCACGCTGTATTGCAGATTCAGTATTGAGTTAATGATATTCAATTGGCCTTTTCTGAAATGAAGATCATTAGTGTCCCTTGCTGCATCTACTGAATTAATGTTTTCGGCATTTGCCGATAAGTCACCGATTAAAGTTTTCCAGCCATCAGTCCGAAACATCTTGAACATTTCTTGCTGATATTTTTCCAACTCTTTAGCAGTTTCTTCCATCAATCCCCCAATAGCTTAAAACTATTATTATATTAGTACAACTATTATTGATTGGTAATATTTTTAGCTGCTGCATTTGCAACTGATTTTTCCTTCACAAACGTTTCAGCCATTTTTAAGGTGTACTTGTCATTTCTGTCCAGGTCATTATCAACTTTGGCCAATGCAGCCAATGAACGGACCCTTTCATTTTCAAGTTCCAATGGAATAGCTTTAGTTTCAGCAGCAATTTTTGCTGCCCTTGCCTCACTCTCCGAACCTTGGCCAGCCATAGCCTTAGTTTGTGCAAGACTGAAGGCCAATTTAGCCTCCAAATCAGCTTTAGCTGCTTCTTGGGCTTCGGGATCTGGCTGTGCAGCCTGGTCAATTAGAGCAATGAGTTCTTCACGGTTGCTAACTTGCATATTTTCGATAATCGCCTTTACTAGCAGAGGGTACAGTGGTGTATCTTGGCCCATAGTCTGCAATAACTGGACTAGCTGAGTAACTTCGTACTCCCTGGCAACAATGCCTAGTGAACTGGTCACTTCAAAGTCATAATCTTTAACCGGATACTTTTCAGGCGAAAATTGCATATAACGACACGCTGCTTTCTTAACAAACGGAATCAAAAACGCCTGTTGGAAATTAACCAGGGTTCTTTTGTGACGTTTGATAATAGCCCCCAAACTCATTGAAATACCTGAAGCAGTGGCTTCACCGTTGATTGAGCCAGCAAAGCCAGCACTATCAATGGCACCAGTGGCAGTTTGGACCATTTTCTGCAACGCTTCTGCCTGGACAAAAGAATTGTTACTTATCTCCCCAAATTTAAAGGGCTGTAAGACTTCTCTTGGATCACCATTGGTAAGAATAATTTTACCTGGTCGGATTTCAGCTTTTGAACCACGCATTAGTCTTGTTGAGTCAACAGCCATCATGGGAGCGTTGGTTAAGGCCAATCCGTCAATTCTGGCGCGGATTTCGGTATCTAACGCCTTCTGGCTTGAATAACCTTTTTCACAAACACCCCTGCCCCAGAATCTGCCAGGGACAATATCCCAGGGAAATGCAATGACCGGCCTATCTTTGAGATAAAAGTCATTTTCTACGCATTTTAGGACCGTGTTTCGGTTCGCTAGAATGACCATTGCCTCAATGTAATAGGGGCCTTCGATCATATCTTGCAAATCTTCTAACCCAGCCGGTATTTCACCGTCATCATCCATTTCTTTTTTGATTTCTAATTCAACTTCACTGAGTTCTTCAACGTCTTCATTGTTGAATTTGTCAAAGAGGTGCCTAGGGACCAAACCAAAGTATTTAGTCAAACGGACTTTATCATCTGGCTGATCCGTCAACGTGGGGTCTGCATCTAAAATAGAATCTTCCCCACTGGTGGCACCAAACTCTACCTGGCGGTAAACCCCATCTTCTTGTAAAAGCTGAATCGAGTGAGGGGAAACAAATTCTTCAATTGCAACGCCAATGCTGTCTTCTATTGACGTAGCTAAAGGGTCAATTTTGAAGTTCTGGGGCTGGATGGGCCTCATGGTCACTAGGGTTTTTTCACCTTCTGCAACCCCTTGTTCGTACATCCCTTCAGCATTCTGCATTTCCATAGGTTTTAGGTCAGGCACCGTGTCAATGACGATTTCAGCAATGCCGGTGCCGTAAATAGCACTATTGAGCAACACTTCACCAACAGATTTACGGATTCTAGCCTTTGTAAAATCTTGATTAAGTTTACTGGTTAAGTAGCTAATTTTTAACTTATCTTGGGCAACCTTAGCCTGGGCTTGCTGCAATACCATTGCCTCTTCTTCTGTGGCTGGTGCCCCTTCCGGTGGTTTAATATCATCCCTGATGGTAAAAAAAGCACCCCTTCCAAACGTTGCTTCCTCAATTTCGGCAACTGAGGATTCAACGGCCTGTTGGAGTGCAGGGGAAATCAACCTGGACCGTTCACTGGCCCTAGTTTTGTCTTCATTGGCCCATATTCCACGCCAAAGACGGTAATATTCTTCAAATGATTCTTCATAGTTGGTTTTCCAATGGTCACCCCATGTAGAAACCTTGTCATTTACCCAAGAATCTATTGTTTCTGCGTCAAACATCAAACTTGTATTGTCATCCATTTTCAGTACCCCACTAAGATTTCAGCGTATTCATGCTCTTCTTCTTCATAATCACTGGCATAAGCTACCTGGGCTAATTGATCTATATAGGCCAGGGCATCCACAGTGTCATCATGGGTTAACGGATCGGGAAACTGGTATAATTCATCCAGAAACTTGTCGTTCCAATCACCTTCGTTAAGTTTTATTGCTCCATTTTCAAATCGGCCCTGCAAGGCCCACATAATCCTATCTGTTTTGTT